CAGGATGACATCCTGATGACGGTGATGCTCTGGCGTCTGGATGCGGGGGATATCACCGGCGCTGTCGAGATTGCGCGCTATGCGCTGCGTTTCGGTCTGTCGATGCCGGAAAACCATTCCCGCCCCGCGCCTTACATGCTGGCCGAAGAGGTCGCGCTCGCGGCACTCCGCGCCCGTATCGCCGGGGAGCCAGTCGACGCCGTGCTGCTGCTTGAGGTCATCAGCCTGACCGATACCGCCGACATGCCTGACGAAGTGCGCGCCCGACTGCATAAGGTCACCGGTCTGACGTTGCGTGATGCGGGTCAGCGTCCTGACGCGCTGGCACACCTGCAACGCGCACTTCAGCTCGACACTAACGCCGGTGTTCGCAAGGACATTGAAACCCTCAGTCGTGAACTGAACCCGAAGCCGGTCGTCGTCAAAAAAGCGGCACCGAAAGCCGCCGCGAAAAAGGCACCCGCGAAAAAACAAGATTCACCGGTGAAACGAGGGCGGGGACGTCCGAAGAAAGTCACCGGTTAACCGAACGCGCCCCGCGCCGGGCGGCACGCTGGTCAATGTCGGTGATTCACCGCAACTGCGACTGGCGTCCACCGCCCACCTAATTACTGAGGTAGTCATGACCCCGATTGTGATGAACAACCCGACGCAACCGCGCGACCAGATGGTCATCCCGCCTGCGCCGGTCGAGGAGCCGGTGATTAAAAACACCGCCTTTTTCCCTGACGTTGACCCGAAGCGCATGCGCGAAGAAATGCGCCTCGAGCAGACCGTGACGCCGGTACGTCTGCGCCGGGCGATTAAAACCGCGATGGCCGAGACCAACGCCGAGTTAACCGACTGGCGCGACCTTCAGCTCGCCGCCGGTTACCTGCGCCTCGAGGATGTGCCGACGGATGAGCTCGACGGCGAAAGTGTGCGGGTTTTTCACTACTTCAACGCCGTTTGCTCGATGACGACCGCGACGCTGTACGAGCGTTACCGGGGCGTAGATGCCAGCGCCAAAGGGGATAAAAAGGCCGACAGCATCGAGGACACCATCGATGAAATGTGGCGTGACATGCGGTGGTCGGTTGCCCGAATCCAGGACAAAGCGCGCTGCATCGTGGGGCAAATCTGATGAACGTTATCGCGCATCAGGGCGACACGCTCGACACGTTATGTCAGCGCCATTACGGGCGCACTGAGGGTGTGGTCGAGGCGGTATTAACGGCCAATCCGGGTCTCGCTGAGCTGGGCGTCATCCTGCCACATGGCACGGTGGTCAGTCTGCCTGAAGTGGACGCCGCGCCGGTATCGGAGACCGTGAACCTGTGGGACTGACGATGGAAAAAATCACGACCTTTCTGACCTACTGGCTGTCCGTGGCGCTGGCGTATTTCGGTACGCAGACGCCCGAAAAGCTGGCGATTTTTATCGGGGGTGGCTGTGCCATTTTTACCGCGCTGGTGAATTTCTGGTACCGCCGTCAGACGTATCGCTATCTCGTTTCAATGGGGACTGATAAGGGGGTTATTCGTGGCCTCAATCGTTAAACGTTGCAGTGTGGCTGTCGTGCTGGCGCTGGCGGCACTGGTGCCTGATTTTCGTTTGCTTCACACCTCGCCGGAGGGGCTCGCGCTGATTGCCGACCTCGAGGGTTGCCGGTTGCGCCCTTACCAGTGCAGCGCGGGCGTGTGGACGTCAGGCATTGGCCACACTGCCGGGGTGGTGCCGAAACGGGATATCACCGAGAAAGAAGCCGCCGCGAATCTGGTCGCCGACGTGCTGAACGTCGAGAAACGCCTCGCGGTCTGTGTGCCGGTGCAGATGCCGCCCGCCGTCTATGACGCGCTGGTCAGCTTCGCGTTTAACGTCGGCACCGGCGCGGCCTGTCGCTCAACGCTGGTTTATCACCTGAAGCACCGGCAATGGTGGCAAGCCTGTGACCAGCTCACCCGCTGGGTGTTTGTGAATGGCGTCCGTAGTACCGGCCTCGAAAATCGCCGCTCTCGCGAGCGTACTTACTGCCTGAAGGGGGCGCAATGAAAACGCTGATTGTGTTGTTGGTGCTGGCCGTGGCCGGGTTGCTCTGGATGCGCCACGAAAACGCCAACCTGACCCGCTCATTTGAACGGGCGAACAAAGTCGCCGGTGAGCAAAAGACGGTGATTAGCATGCTGAAAAGTCAGATTAAAACCGCCCACCGCATCCGTAGTGAAAACGAAACCGCTCAGGTCTTACTGCGCGGTGAGCTCATCGATGCTGGCGCCCGGGCGCAACGTCGGGAACAGACCATAACGAGGTTACTCAATGAAAACGAACAGCTTCGCCGCTGGTATAGCGCTGATTTGCCTGATGCTGTGCGCCGGTTGCACCAGCGCGCCGCCTGTGCCGACGCCGGTGATTGTTTACAACGCCTGCCCGAGGGTCAGCCTGTGCCCGATGCCGGGAAGTGACCCGGCCACCAATGGTGACCTGAGCGCGGATATACGCCAGCTCGAAAGCGCCCTTGAGCGCTGTGCGCTTCAGGTCAGAACCGTGAAAAACTGCCAGGATAAAATCGATGTACAAGCCGAAGAGTCTGCGAAAAGCCTTAACTGACGCCGTGCCGGTGCTGGCGCGTAACCCCGATATGATGCGCATTTTTATCGATAACGGGAAACTGGCCTCGACACTGGCGGCGTCGCTGTCGTTCGAAAATCAGTACACGCTCAATGTCGTGGTGACCGATTTCACCGGCGATATCGAGCTGCTGCTCGTACCGATTCAGGCATGGTTACGCATTCATCAGGCCGACATCATGACGACCGATGAGGGGCGTAAAAAGGGCTTCACCTATTTTGCCGATATCAACGATAACGACAGCGCCGATATCAGTATCAGCCTGATGCTGACCGAGCGCACCATTGTCCGTGAGGATGGCGATAAGCTACACGTTGAATCGGTGCCGGAACCTCAGCCGCCTGAGCCGCTGGTATGAATGACTTTAAACCGTTTGAGGATAAGCTCGCGGGGCTGATTGCGGCACTCTCCCCGACCGCCCGACGTAAGATGGCCGCAGATATCGCGAAGACCCTGCGAACCCGACAACAGCGCCGGATTAAAACGCAGAAAGCGCCCGACGGCACCCCCTACGCCGCGAGAAAGCGCCAGCCGGTGAAAGCAAAGAAAGGCCGGGTTAAGCGGGAAATGTTCGCCAAACTCCGCACCAGTCGCTTTATGAAAGCCACGGCAGGAAATGACGCCGCAGTCGTGGAATTTACCGGCAAGGTGCAACGGATGGCGAATGTGCATCAGTACGGCCTCAAAGATAAGCCAGGGCGAAACAGCGAATCGGTTAAATACCCTGCTCGTGGTCTACTGGGGCTTTCTAATGATGATGGGCAACTCATTGAAGAATTGATTCTGACCAGTTTAGAAAAACTGTAGATTAGCTTTGGGTTTTCTCTTTTTTTTGGTATTTTCTTTCTCATGAAAAGGAGGGGTTATGGACGAAAAAAAATACCAAATATTTGTTAGTTCAACTTATGAAGATCTATTTAAGGCACGTAAAAAAATCATTGAAACTGTATTGAGCTTATATCACTTCCCAGTTGGCATGGAAATGTTTAGCGCTGATGATTCTGAACAATGGGAGGTTATAAGGGAAACAATAGAAGGAAGTGATTATTATATCATCATAATCGGTCATAGGTATGGTTCTGTCGCTTCAACGGGGTTAAGTTACACTGAGATGGAATATGATTATGCTAAATCCTTAGGCATTCCGGTACTTGCATTTATACGAGATAGGAATGTCGGGACATTACCAAATGAACGTGAATCCGATCCTCAAAAGAGTGCAAACCTAGAACGTTTTATTGAAAAAGCTAAAGCTAACAAAATGTGTAATTTTTGGGAGTCTATGGACGATTTAGCTACTCAAGTTGCTATTGCACTCCCCAAAGCAATGCGAAGAACGCCACGGGTCGGATGGGTTCGAGGGGATCAGGTCACCCCAAAAGAGGTGTCTAATGAGTTAGCTGAACTATCCACGGAGAATAGAAAACTTCGAGAGAAGCTAAGGGAATATGAAAGTCAACTTACCTCTGATATGCCAGTGTTAAAGTTATTGATGCTGGAAGAAAAACTTATCCTTACGTTACCTGAAGATGGATTTGAACAAAAATACATACCGTCTTTAAATCGAAGTGATGTGCCGCATGAATATAATGAACTAATAACTCACGAGCAGATTGATGAATACAATAATAAATTACCATCAGATAAAGAGATAGATTCTTATAATAAAAAGCTGTTCTTGTTTAAGTGTCGAGAAGAATGTTCCCATACAATATCCCCAACATTAGAGAATTTAGGGAAAAAGGTCGCAAGTGATATTCATATCGATATCGAATTACCAAGTTTTATAGCGGCACTCAATTATGATAATGAAGATATCTTCACAAAAAAGCCAACCATCGACATTCCAATGAGTCCGGTGGAAAGTGAGCGAAAAAAACAGCAAGCGAGGAAGCATATAGGTGATGTCAGAAAAAGCTTATTGAGTGGGAAATATTTTGGTGGCTCGATCCTATCCGCTGACTTGGAAAAATTCACACTACCTAATGTATTTGACCGAATTCAACCAGTAAACGCCTCGAATTGGATTAGCTATGATGGGAACAGGGTAACGCTCCGAGCCAAGAAATTATTACAAAGTCTATCGCTAACGTTCGATGAATTGACATTAATTCCGATTTCAGAAGGTCAAGGGGTAATAAAATTTAAGATCGTTTGTGAGGAATTGAAGGAGCCTATTACTTTCAGCCGGGAGATCTCTGTAGCGCCTCACTAGCATGTTGTGTGACAGGTCATAAAACCCACATCAATTGCCGCTCAGAGCACCGGGCGGCATCCTTCCCTGTATGAATACTCTCGCAACTCTTCAGGAATTATCGCGCCTCCTGCGCAACATGATCCGCACCGGCGTCATTGTCGAAATCGACCTCGATGACGGCCGCTGTCGTGTCCAGACTGGCGGCATTGTTACTGACTGGCTTCAGTGGCTGACGGCTCGCGCCGGTCGCTCTCGCTCGTGGTGGGCGCCGTCCGTGGGTGAGCAGGTTGTCGTGTTTGCCATTGGTGGCGAGCTCGATACCGCCTTTGTGCTGCCCGGTATTTTCTCTGATGACCACCCCGCACCGTCGGCGTCGGCTGATGCATTTCACATCACCTTCCCTGATGGGGCGGTTATTGAGTACGAGCCGGAGACCGGCGCGCTGACCGTGAGCGGCATTAAAACCGCAGACGTGACGGCATCGGATTCCATCGCCGTGACGGTGCCGGTGGTGACAGTGAAAGCCGAGACCCGTATCACCCTCGATACCCCGGAAGTGGTCTGCACCAACAAACTGACGACCGCCGAGCTCGAGGTCACCAAAGGCGGGAAGATGAGCGGCAATATCGCGCACACCGGCGGCAAATTCACGTCAAACGGCGTGGCGGTGGATAAGCACGGTCACGGCGGTATTCAGCGCGGCGGTGACTGGACGGAGGGTACGAAATGACGACCCGTTATATCGGCATGAATCGCGAGACCGGGCGCGCTATCACTGACGCTGAGCACATCAGTCAGAGCTGTGGCGACATTCTGCGAACGCCGGTCGGCTCTCGCGTGATGCGGCGCGATTATGGCTCGCTGCTGTTCTCCCTGATTGATATGCCGCAGACCGACGCGCTGAAGCTGCAAATTATGTGCGCCTGTTATATGGCGCTGCTGAAGTGGGAGCCGCGCATCAGCATCAGCGCGCTGACGGTCGAGCGCCAGTTTACCGGCCAGATGGTTGTCGACCTGACCGGCGAGATAAAAGCCACCGGCAAACCACTTTCTTTAACCATCCCTGTGAGTTGAATCTATGGCAACCATCGACCTGAGCCAGCTCCCCGCGCCCGACTTCGTGGAAACGCTGGACTTTGAAACCATTCTCGCGGAACGCAAAGCGACGCTGGTCTCGCTTTATCCTGAAGAGCAACAGGACGCTGTTGCGCGCGCTCTCGCCCTCGAGTCTGAGCCACTGGTGAAGTATCTGGAGGAAAACACCTATCGTGAGGTCATCTGGCGTCAGCGTGTGAACGATGCCGGGAAAGGCTGCACACTGGCCTATGCGAATAATAACGATCTCGACGTCATGGCCGGTAACAACAACACCGCGCGTCAGGTTGTGACGCCTGCCGACGACAGCACCATCCCGCCGACACCGGCGGTCATGGAATCTGACGCTGATTTACGGCTACGCGCACAACAGGCGTATGAGGGGCTCAGCGTGGCTGGCCCGGTCGGCGCATATGAATACCACGGCCGCAGCGCTGACGGGCGGGTCGCTGATATCTCGGTTGTCAGCCCGTCACCGGCCTGTGTGACCATCACCGTACTTTCACGCGAGGATGACGGCACCGCATCCGATGATCTGCTGGCCGTCGTGGAAAAAGCGCTGAACGCTGAAGAGGTGCGCCCCGTAGGCGACCGGGTGACGGTGCAGAGTGCTGAAATCGTGCCGTACCAGATTGACGCAACCCTTTATTTTTATCCGGGGCCGGAAGCCGAGCCTATCCGTCAGGCCGCTGAAGAAAAACTCAAAGCGTATATCACCGCACAACAGCGACTGGGCCGCGACATTCGTCAGTCAGCCATTTATGCCGCCCTTCACGTCGAAGGGGTGCAGCGTGTCGAACTGACCGCGCCACTGGCTGACATTGTGCTCAGTAAATACCAGGCATCCTGTTGCACCGAATACAGCATCGCTGACGGGGGTGCCGATGAGTGATAACCGGCTGTTGCCCGTTGGCTCGTCGGTGCTGGAGGTTGCCGCCGCCCGCGCGGCCGCAGATATCGAGCGTGTGCCGGTACCGCTTCGCACGTTGTGGAACTGGCGCACCTGCCCGGTGCGGTTGCTGCCCTATCTGGCGTGGGCGTTTTCGGTTGACCGGTGGGATGAGAACTGGCCGGAGGCGACAAAACGTAGCGTTATCGCTTCGGCATTTTACGTTCACGCCCACAAAGGCACCATCGCCGCATTACGGCGCGTGGTGGAGCCGCTGGGCTATCTGATTGAAGTTAAGGAGTGGTGGGAACTCAACGAAGAGCCGGCAACTTTCCGGCTTGTGGTAGGCGTACTCGAGACCGGCATCACCGATGAGATGTACCTCGAGCTCGAGCGGCTGATTGAAGGGGCAAAACCGGCAAGCCGACACCTGACCGGGCTCGCTATCAGCCTGAGCACCACCGGGCGCGCTTATGTGGGCGCAAGCTGCTACGACGGCGACCTGTTAACCGTTTATCCCTATGCCGCCGGGGAAATTGTCGTCGGTGGTGAGTTTTATCCGGCTTCGGCCATTCATCTGATTGATAACCTGCGAGTAAGCGCATGACAACAAAATATTTTGCCATCCTGACCAATCAGGGCGCGGCGCGACTGGCAAACGCGACCGCGCTCGGTACCAAACTGAATATTACACAAATGGCCGTCGGTGACGGAGGCGGTACATTGCCGACCCCTGACCCGGCTCAGACAAAGCTCATTAACCAGACCCGCATTGCGCCGATTAATTCACTGGGCGTGGATGCTAACGATGCCGGTCAGATTATTGCCGAGCAAATTATCCCGGAAAATGAGGGCGGTTTCTTCATCCGTGAAATCGGTCTTTATGATGACGATGGCATTTTGATTGCTGTTGCCAACTGCCCGGAAACCTACAAGCCGTTACTGGCCGAGGGGAGCGGTCGAACGCAGACCATTCGCATGATTCTTGTTGTCTCGAGTACGTCGGCGATCACATTAAAAATCGACCCCTCAGTCGTGCTGGCAACCCGAAAATATGTCGACGATGCGGTCATCGAGGTAAAGAGCTATGTCGATAAGCAGGTCAAAGCGCATGAGGCGAAAGCGAATCCACACTCTCAGTATCCGCTTATCAAGAATGCGCTCAAAGAAATGGCCGACGCCGGACTGATTGACAAAGTTCTCGAAAACGTTCATTTATCAGGAGGGCTGGCGAGTGACGTTGTCGGTCGGTTAATAGGTGTTCGTGTCTACAACGCGTCCACGTTGTATGTGGAGACGCCAGGGACAAAAACATTGCTGTCGATCATCACCGGAGCCGGTGGTAGTGGTGGAAACTGCCAGGCAACAAATACAACACAGACCTTCTCTGGAGCAGGCGGCGGCGCAGGCGGGACATGCTTTGGGCTCTTCAACCTGTCTGACATCGTGAACAGGACAATTACGATTGGCGCGGGTGGTACAGGTCAGAACGATGGCGGGAATACGACATTTGCCGGGATGGTCGCGGGCGGCGGTCGTAAAGGTGGTTATACATCGTCGACATCCACGCCAGGCGGCGCTGGCGGAACAGCTACCGGGGGCATTCTGAACATTACCGGTGGTATAGGTAATGACGGTCAGGCGGGCGCTTACTTCATAAATGGCAGTGGTGGCGGCAGTCTGTGGGGAAGCGGAGGACGCTCTGGTAACGGTCGCGGGACTAACGCACAGGTACCTGGCGGCGGCGGCGGTGGCGCATATGATGTTGCGTTCACCAATACAGTATATCAGGGCGGTAATGGCGCATCTGGTGTGGCATTTATTCTGGAGTTTGCATAATGAGATATGCACTAATCAGCACTGGCACTGTAGAAAATATTGTCGTTTGCGAGCAGGCAGAACAGGCAACTGGGCTGTTTCCAGATGTTGACGTTGTGAATATTGACGGTGAGGACGTGGGTCCTGGCTGGGCATATGCTGACGGTATTTTCACTGCGCCTGCGGTACCAGAGCCGACACCAGAGGAACTGATTACGCAGGCTGAACAGCAGAAAGCAGCATTACGTCAGACCGCTGAATCTGAAATTTCATGGCGACATGATGCCGTTGATGCTGGGATAGCGACGGCGGAGGAAGCCGCCGCGCTGGCTGAATGGAAGAAATACCGGGTGCTGTTGATGCGTGTCGATACATCCAAAGTCCCCGATGTTGAATGGCCTACGCAGCCGGTTTAACGGGCCAGCTAATGGCAGGTGCTGTGCTGGTATCAACCTTCGTCAGTCCGTAGCGGTACCGCTGCCATGCGGCAAGCTTTGGTTTGTCGGCATCATCGATATAGCCACCTGCCGCAGCGTCTGACAGCGGCACGATAACCGCAGAGGCTTCAGCCAGTAACGCCGTTTTCTGCTGTTCCGCTGCATCCACTTCCGCCGCGTGCTGTGCGCTGGTATCCGTCACCCACTCGCTGCCGTTCCACTTATCGTATGATGTTGCCGGTGCCAGTGGGGTGACACCTTCCGGGTAATCACCCGGCATGGATATCATCATCGGTTTTCTGGTGCTGGTACTCCAGACCGTTTCCCCCCGATGGTCAGCGGCGTACTCCCATGCGGTCAGGTCTGCCGTGCGGCAAATGACATACCCCTCTTTGCCGTCCCCCGGTGCGTCAGGGCATGAGTGAGCAGGAACGCCAACGCCTACAGCCAGATATTCAACTGACGAAGAAAGATATTCTCGTGTCCCGCCATCGAAGTTAAATACAGTGATATCACCAGCCGCAGTAGCAATATTATTGTTATCTAAAATAGCCTTCGCCATTATGCAGCCCTCACGATGTAGTTAAACGCAATATTACGCGGGCGAGCAATGCCGGCTATGTTTGTCTGAATGGTATTGCTGCTGTTGGTTGACGCAATCACCGCGATATAACACCCGGTCATTTCTGCGGCAGTCGCCGTGTCCATTCCCCACAGCGCAGTGCTATTCAGTAAGTTATTAATACCCACTACGTTTGGAGTAGATAAACCATCATCGCCAGGAATAACGCTCCCCTTCTGACTTGACAGAAGGACACGCGAAGAATCAATCCCGCGCCCATCATCCCAGCCCCGAATAAACTCAGCCCGTAAATCAGGCAAAACCAGCGCAGGGTAAACCCGTGCCAGTTTTGGGTATTGCGCCGCTGTAAACGCTGCGCCGTTGCATTTCAGCCATCCCGTTGGGGCTGTTGCTGTCGGCCATGGAACCGGGACGCCAACAGGTAAAGCTGAGCCATCTCCCAAACCAACGTTTAAGAAAATGCAGTTTTCCCGCATGGCTGGCATCATTCGGGCTTTTGCTTGAGGGAAAACAGATGCAGGTTGGCTATGTGCGCGTATCAACAAATGAGCAAAACACCGCCCTACAGCGTGACGCGCTGGAACGGTCGGGATGTGAGCTAATTTTCGAGGATAAAATCAGCGGCAAATCGACCAACAGGCCGGGGCTCAATCGCGCCCTTAAACGACTTCAGGCCGGTGATACGCTGGTAGTCTGGAAGCTCGACCGGCTCGGTCGTAGCATGCGCCACCTTGTCTCGATGACCGAAGAACTTCGCCAGCGCGGCGTAAATTTCCGAAGCCTGACCGACAGTATCGATACATCAACACCGATGGGGCGTTTTTTCTTCCATATCATGGGCGCTCTTGCGGAAATGGAACGCGAGTTAATTGTCGAGCGCACCCGCGCCGGGCTCGATGCCGCTCGCGCACAGGGAAGAATCGGAGGACGCAGGCCAAAGCTGACACCAGACGAATGGGCTCAGGCCGGGCGGCTGATTGCCGCCGGAGAATCCCGCCAGCGTGTCGCGATAATTTTTGATGTGGGCATATCGACGCTGTATAAAAAATTCCCGGCGACTAATCCCGTTGTGTCAGCCACCGCCGAACCCTGACAAATAGCCGCATACAGGTGCACACCAGACAATATCACTCACCCAACCTAACGGAGTTAAACGGATGAGTGATTATCATCACGGTGTCGAGGTCATCGAGCTTAACGATGGCACCCGCACAATCTCGACGGTATCAACGGCGGTTGTCGGCATGGTCTGCACGGCCAGTGATGCTGACGCCGGGGCATTCCCGCTCAATAAGCCGGTACTGATTACCAGCCCACAAAACGCCATCGCGAAAGCCGGTACCAAAGGTACTCTTGCAAAATCCTTACAGCTCATCGCTAACCAGTCAAAACCGGTTGTCGTTGTCGTACGCGTCGCAGAGGGAACAGGCGACGACGAAGAGGCACAGGCGCAGACCATTTCTAACATCATCGGCACCACGGATGAGAACGGCAATTACACTGGGCTGAAAGCGCTGTTAACGGCAAAAGCGGTCACCGGCGTAAAACCCCGTATTCTTGGCGTGCCGGGCCTCGATACACAGGAAGTCACGACCGCACTTGTCTCAGTGGCTCAGAAGCTCCGCGCTTTCGCCTATGCCAATGCATGGGGCTGCAAAACTATTTCGGACGTTATCGCTTATCGCAAAAACTTCAGCGGTCGCGAGCTCATGCTTATCTGGCCTGATTTCCTCGGGTGGGATACCACGACCAACGCCACGACAACCAGTTACGCGAGCGCCATCGCGCTGGGTCTGCGTGCCAAAATCGACAATGACACAGGCTGGCATAAAACCCTGTCAAACGTTGGCGTCAATGAGGCCACTGGCATCAGCGCATCCGTTTTCTGGGATTTGCAGGAAAAAGGCACCGACGCCGACCTGCTCAACGAAGCAGGTATCACGACGCTGATTCGGGAAAATGGTTTCCGCTTCTGGGGTAATCGTACCTGTTCTGATGACCCGCTGTTTCAGTTTGAAAACTACACCCGCACCGCGCAGGTCATCGCCGATACGATGGCCGAGGGCCATATGTGGGCGGTCGACAAGCCGATCACCGCCACGCTGATTAACGACATCATCGACGGTATCAACGCGAAATTCCGCGAGCTGAAAACCGGCGGTTACATCATCGATGCGAAATGCTGGTTTGACCCCGAAGCTAACAGCAAAGAGACCCTGAAAGCCGGTCAGTTGCTCATCGACTACGACTATACGCCGGTACCGCCGCTTGAACGTCTGACCCTGCGTCAGCGCATCACCGACAAATATCTGGCGAATCTTATTTCGTCAGTTAACAGCAAATAAGGAGCCTGACCAATGGCATTACCGCGCAAGCTCAAACTCATGAACCTGTTTATCGACGGGGTGAGTTATCTCGGCGTCGTGCAATCCGTCACGCTGCCGAAATTAACCCGCAAGCTCGAGAACTATCGCGGCGGCGGGATGAATGGCCCGGCACCGGTCGACCTCGGCCTCGATGATGATGCACTGTCGGCTGAAATCTCGCTCGGCGGCTTCCCTGATGACGCTATCTGGTCGTTATACGCTGCCACCGGTGCGGCGTCCGTGCCGCTGCGTTTTGCCGGGTCTTACCAGCGTGATGATACCGGCGAGACCGTACCGGTCGAGGTTGTTCTCCGTGGCCGTCAGAAAGAAATCGACCTCGGCGAAGCCAAACAGGGCGAAGACACCGAGTCGAAAATCTCTCTCGCGTGCACTTACTTCAGGCTGACGATGAACGGCTCGGAACTGGTGGAAATCGACACGGTGAACCTCATCGAAAAAGTGAATGGTACCGACATGCTCGAGGCGCACCGACAAAATATCGGCCTGTAATTTCTGCCCCGGTCAGCACGGCTGGCCGGGCATCCTGAAACCTGAATTTAACGAGAAAGTATCATGGAAAAAACTAACGAAAACATCGTCACTCTGAATACCCCGATTAAGCGCGGCGAGCAGGTAATTACCGACGTCACTCTGTTAAAACCGAATGCCGGAACCCTTCGCGGTGTCAGCCTGGCATCTGTCGCAAACTCTGACGTCGATGCGCTGATTAAAGTGCTGCCGCGCATGACCATGCCGTCACTGACCGAACAGGAAGCCGCCGCGCTGGAGTTGCCCGACCTGCTGTCGTTTGCTGGCAAGGTGGTCGGTTTTTTGTCTCCGAGTTCGGCGGCGTAACCTTTCCGAAAAAACTCTCGGTCGATGACCTGATGGCTGACATAGCGGTAATTTTCCACTGGTCGCCATCAGACCTTTATCCCATGAGCCTGACCGAGCTCGTCAACTGGCGTGAAAAAGCGCTACAGCGAAGCGGAAACACGAATGAGTAATAACCTCAAACTCGAAGTGCTGCTGAAAGCTGTCGACCAGGCGACCCGACCCTTTAAAGCGATCCAGATGGCGAGCAAATCGCTGTCTGGTGATATCCGCACGACTCAGCAATCCCTGCGTGATTTGAATGGTCAGGCATCGAAAATCGACGGTTTTCGGAAAACCAGTGCACAACTGGCGGTAACCGGTCAGGCACTGGAAAAAGCAAAACAGGAAGCTGAAGCGCTGGCGGTGCAGTTTAAAAACACGGAACGACCAACAGCGGCACAGGCCAGAGTGCTGGAGTCAGTGAAACGCGCGGCTGATGGGTTGCAGACGAAATACAACAGCCTCACGCAGTCAGTTAAGCGGCAACAGACCGAGCTCGGCAAAGCGGGGATTAATACGCGCAATCTGTCGAATGATGAAAGCCGCCTGAAAAACGCTGTCAATGAAACCACCGCACAACTTAACCGCCAGCGTGAAGCACTGGCGCGGGTCAGTGCGCAACAGGCGAAACTCAGCACAGTACAAAAACGCTATCAGGCAGGAAAGGTGCTGGCGGGCAATGCGGCATCGACGGGCGCTGCCGGGGTGGGGATGGCAACAACCGGCGCGCTTGCCGGTGTGGCACTGATGAAGCCCGGTTATGATTTTGCTCAGAAAAACTCAGAGCTTCAGGCTGTTCTCGGTGTTGCCAAAGACTCCGCGGATATGGTGGCGCTCCGCAAACAGGCGCGCCAGCTCGGCGACAACACCGCCGCGTCGGCTGATGATGCCGCTGGCGCACAGATTATTATTGCTAAAGCAGGTGGTGATTCTGCCGCAATTCAGGCGGCTACACCCGTCACGCTCGATATGGCGCTCGCAAACCGCCGGACGATGGAAGAGAACGCCGGGCTGTTGATGGGGATGCGTTCGGCGTTCCAGCTCTCTAACGATAAGGTCGCCCATATCGGTGATGTTCTGTCGATGACGATGAACAAAACCGCCGCCGACTTTGACGGCCTGAGTGATGCCCTGACCTATGCCGCGCCGGTGGCGAAAAATGCCGGGGTCAGTATTGAAGAAACGGCCGCAATGGTTGGCGCGTTGCATGATGCGAAAATTACCGGCTCGATGGCGGGTACCGGTAGCCGCGCGGTACTGAGTCGATTACAGGCTCCGACGGGCAAGGCGTACGACGCAATCAAAGAACTCGGCGTAAAAACGGCCGACGGCAAAGGGAATACCCGCCCAATTTTCACCATCCTGAAAGAAATGCAGCGGAGTTTCGAAAAAAACAAACTCGGCACCGGCCAGCGCGCTGAATACATGAAAACCATATTTGGTGAAGAGGCCAGCTCAGCAGCGGCGGTGCTCATGACCGCCGCCTCAAGCGGAAAATTAGACCAGCTTACTGCTTCCCTTAAAGCATCAGATGGCAAAACCGCCGAGCTAGTGAAGGTTATGCAAGATAACCTCGGGGGCGATTTTAAAGAGTTTCAGTCAGCGTATGAAGCGGCAGGAACTGACCTGTTTGACCAGCAAGAGTCATCCTTGCGTAAGCTGGTGCAAACAGCGACAGGCTATGTATTGAAACTTGACGGGTGGATTCAAAAAAACAAATCGCTTGCAACTACATTAGGTGTCGTTACGGCGGCGGCGGTCGGTATTGTGGGGATGATTGGTGCCATTGGTCTTGTTTCGTGGCCGGTCATTACCGGTATTAACGCCATCATTGCGGCGGCTGGCGCGCTTGGCGCGGTCTTCACGACAATCAGTGGCGGGATTATTGCCGCTATCGGTGCTATTACATGGCCGGTCGTGGCGGTAGCGGCGGCGGTGGTCGCTGGCGCGCTGCTTATCCGTAAATACTGGGAGCCTGTCAGCGCATTCTTTGCCGGTGTGGTCGAGGGGCTCATGAGTGCCTTTGCGCCGGTCGGGGAAATGTTCGCACCGCTGGCACCCGTTTTTGAGGGTCTCTGCGAAAAGCTTCGCGGTGTCTGGCAATGGTTTAAAGACCTGATAGCGCCGGTGAAAGCGACTCAGGACACGTTGAACAGTTGCCGTGATGTCGGGGTTCTGTTCGGTCAGGCGCTGGCCGACTCCCTGCTGATGCCACTTAACGCCTTTAACAAGCTGCGAAGCGGGATTGATTGGGTGCTCGAAAAACTCGGCATTATCAACAAAGAATCCAGCTCGCTTGACCAGACCGCGGCGAAAGCCAGTGCGGCGACGCAGAACGGTTACAGCCCCGCTATCAGCTCATACAACAGCTATCAGCCGGTCACGGCACCCGCCGGTAAAACCTACATCGACCAGAGTCGGCCAACCTATCAAATCAACGTGCCGGGCAATGGTATGCCGGGCGGTCGGTTGGGTAATGATTTGCAGGATGCATTAGAAAAATATGAGCGTGAGAAACGCGCCAAAGCCCGCGCAAGTATGATGCATGACTAAGGAGACTGATTATGATGCTGGCATTAGGTATGTTTGTTTTTATGCGTCAGACGCTGCCCTATCAGAGTATGCAGCGCAGCGCAGATTATAGCTGGGCGTCAAACTCCCGCGTCGGGAAGCGTGACGCTTTTCAGTATCTCGGCGAGGGTGAAGACAAAATCACCCTGAGCGGTGACCTGTATCCTGAGCTGACCGGCGGTAAGCTCTCGATGCTGGCGCTGTATGCGATGGCTGAGCAGGGGCGGGCGTGGCCGCTTATTTCCGGGACGGGGATGATTTACGGGATGTTTGTTGTCAGTAATGTGTCGGAGACCGGCACGGTATTTTTTGAGGATGGGTCGCCGCGCAAAATCAGCTTCACCCTGACGCTGACTCGCGTCGATGAATCGCTCGCGGCGGTGTATGGCGATATCGGAAAACAGGCCGAGAGTCTGGTCGGTAAAGCTGGTGATATGCTGTCGATGGTGGGGGCTTAATCATGCTGGATATTATCACCGGCGCGGGTGCCACACTGACGCCCGATTTTATGCTGACACTGGAAAGCAAAGATATCACCGGCAATATCAGCGACCGGCTGATTAACCTTTCGATGACGGACAACCGGGGATTTGAGGCCGACCAGCTCGATATCGAGCTCGACGATACTGACGGGCTGGTCGCACTACCGATTCGCGGTGCGGTGCTGTCGCTGTATCTCGGGTGGAAAGGCTTCTCGCTGGTCAGTAAGGGGCAGTTTACGGTTGATGAGGTGGAGCACCGGGGCGCGCCGGATACGGTGACCATTCGCGCCCGTAGCGCCGATTTTCGCGGAACACTCAATTCCCGCCGGGAAGAGTCATGGCACGATACCACGCTCGGTGCAATCGTCAGTACGATAGCCGAGCGAAACACGTTAACGGCCAGCGTCGCTCAGTCACTCGCGGGTATTCAGATTCCGCACATCGACCAGTCTCAGGAATCCGACGCCGTTTTCCTGACCCGCCTTGCGGAACGCAACGGCGGCGCAGTCTCGGTGAAAGCGGGTAGGTTGCAGAAGCACAAAGCGGGAAGCGGTACCACGGCCAGCGGGAAAGCTATTCCTCAAATTACCATCCAGCGCAGTGACGGCGACCGGCATCAGTTTGCCATTGCCGACCGTGGCGCTTACACCGGCGTGACCGCGAAGTGGCTGCATACCAAAGACCCGAAACCGGCGAAGCAAAAGCAAGCGGTGAAGCTGAAGCGTAAGTCCAAAGCGCAACACCTCCGGGCGCTACAGCACCCGAAAGCAAAACCGGTGAGCAGTAAAACCACGGCCAAAAAGCAGAAAGAGCAGGAAGCCCGCGAGGGTGAATACATGGCCGGTGAGTCTGACAATGTTTTTGCGCTGACAACCATTTACGCAACAAAGGCGCAAGCGATGCGTGCGGCTCAGGCGAAGTGGGATAAATTACAGCGTGGCGTTGCGGAGTTCTCCATTATGCTGGCGACCGGTCGCGAGGATATTTACCCGGAAATGCCGGTCAGGGTGTCAGGCTTTAAGAGCGTCATAGACGCGCAACCGTGGATAATCAGCAAGGTGACACACAACGTCGGCGGGAACGGCTTTACGACGGCTGTAGAGCTCGAGGTGATGCTTTCAGATATGGATTACGAAACCGAAGATGATGACGAGTAA